AATACATCAACATCCATTCCCGTCTCCATCATATGTCCACGAGTAGCTCTGAATCCATTTAATTCAAGATGTCCCATTACAACTTTACTTTGAGATATTTTAATAAGATCTAATGAATTATCATAGTTTTCAGAATTGATCCAAGGTAAAAGAAGAATATCTAATCCATCGATATTTATTTCTGTTGCTTTTGAAAAAGTTGATATGTTTGAATAATCTTTTAATAAAAGTTCTGGTGAGTTTACATGATTAGTATTCTTATAATAACAATCATGATTACCTGTGATTGCATACACCTTATACTTTCTCATTGGTTCAAAGACAACCTCCTTTGACCACTCTAAACTCTGATAGTCTATAGATTTACGACTATCAAATATATCTCCCATATGAATTATGGTATCAATACCTTCCTTTTCCAGAGTAGGAAAAAACACATTATCATAAAATAACCGAAAATATTCATGAAGATGTGTAGATCCCTTACGTGCACCGTAATGAGTATCAGTTATTATAGCAACTTTCATCTATTATTATTTCTATACTGAATATTATCTTTAATAGTATTGAAATCAGAACTGGTTCCTGACATCGCATTATCATCAACTGCCATGACTTCATCAAATCCACTTCTTTCAATTATTTTTGTTTTGATATCAAGTTGTTTCTTTTCCTTTTGAATACGTCTGAGAAATGCATAATGTATAACCTGTGTAAAATAAGCAAAAGGATTCTTGGATTTCTCAGGATCAAAGTTATGTATGTATTGAACACAGTTCTCAATACCATCAGATATCATATCCTCACGAAACATGTAATTGACAAAGTTCGGTTTATACGACAAATGTGTTGCTATTTTCAAGAAACAAGAACCGAGATAGTTTGAGATAGGGGGTTTACCCTCCCATGGTCCTGACTTAGGTGCATCTACACCATATTTTTTAAGATATGCTGCTCTAGCAACTAACGCACTCCCTCTATAAACAGTTATAGCCTGTAGTAACTCCTTATTATTTACATAGTGTTCGGATTTCTTTCTAGGCATAATGTTTTATTTTTCTCATATTAATATTATAACACATTTTACATACTTGACAAGTCCTGTAAATATGTGTACAATAACTCTGTAAGGGTTCAAAGGGATATAAGCTTATTAAGTCTCTTTAAGTTTAAATACCTT